CTCTCCAGCCGCTGGATTTCCAGTATCACCTGTATTTGTTATACTAAACAGGTTGCTTGACGTCACATCCGTGTTATTGCCATCAGGATCGTAATGTACACTTACTATGCTATACACCAATCCTTCTGTGTTTCTAGTTGTATCCGCACTACCGTTAAAAGTATTTGAAGCCGCATTAAGTAAAACAGAAGCAGAATAATGTGCTACATTGCCAGCTGAAGATAATGAATTAGAAAATGTTGGTGCTGCATTACTTAAGGTTATTAATAAGTTGTCAATTTTGTCAACGCCATACTGATCTGTGGCTGTAATTGATACTGAGTATGTTTCACCACTAGATCCATAATAAAATGATGGTGATGATGTTCTTAAGTTGTTAGTGCCGTTTTCTATGTTAAATTTATTTACTAAGTTTTCTGATAAATTCGATAAAGCAAAAACACTGTTTAACACAAAAGTTACGTTTGATATTGTGCTCCCTGACGAGTTTTCCGCACTTAAAGCACCTATAACAGTGTTAGTTGTTGCGCTCTCAGAAAAAGAACTATTATCTATTACTATATTGTGAGGACCACCAGTTCCAGACCCTACGGAATCAATTTCATTGTTTAAATCTGCAACCAACCCAACTAAGGATGTTTCGTAGTATATGTCTAAACCAGATTTTATTGGTTTTGTTTCCCATATCCCTAAATTCAGGGTGTCAGCGCCATCGTCTAATCTTTTAAAACCATATCCGTCTGGTAACTCAGCAACTAAATGATTTTTTGTTGATTCGTAAACAAAACCGAATACTTCTCCAGGATCTTTTGTAGCAACGCTAGTCCCATCGTCGTTCGTTTTGTAAGCTGGGAAAACTAAACCTTGTTCTTTAGCGGAGCCTATACTTATAACATCTACTAGGTTACCATCCGAATTAAATACAAAATCATCACCACCAGTTCCAGTGTGATCTAAACTTGCGTTTGATATTACGGGATATAAAGATATTTCGCTGCCGCTTATGCCATTAGCTTCTACAATTCCACCATCTCCAGCTTCTCTAGGTACTTTATTAATATTATCACCGTGTAATACCAACCATGATCTTTCATCGTCTGCACTATAATTTCCACCAACACCATCTAGTATTTGTGTAGCGGTTGTATTAAGTGTTCCTGTTGTTGCTCCATGGGGAAAACTGTCCTGAACCCCTGGGGCATAAATATTATAATAGCTTTGTTCTGTTTGTTTTACAACAACCCTCCATGAATACCATCCAAACTTTCTAGTCAACGGATCGTAGGCTTCGGGAATTACATCGTTGAACTCTACTCTTAAAGCATATCCATTCCAACCGCTTGGGGAAGCCGTGTGAACAGGAACTTTAACCGAAGATTTGTTTACATCTGATGGTAAAATAACCGGAGATTGTCTTCCGTATTTATCTGCTAAAACTAATCCAATTTGATATGTTCTTCTTGACTTAACTGATTGATGGGGATATTGATTATTCCAATTTTGATCTAACGCTGTTGATGCCCTATTAACATAACCAGCCTCAAAATCGATTGAAGGCATAGAGTAGTTTTCTAAAAAGTTTCCATATATAAGCCTATTCCCAGCAATTTCTTGTGATTTAGCTTGGCGTGGAACATTATCAAAAACCCTAATTGTTTGGTCTTCTGTTAATGTTTTAAAAGGCAGCGTTAATTTATATGTGTAAGTATAGTCTTGTGCATTAGCGTCTGTTAGCGTTTCTTGTGCTACAGCTTTTATTCCTGGGTTATCTGCTTCTTTATAAAGTATTTCAATTTTAGTTATACCATAATCAGTTGTTACATTAGCAGAAGGTAACTTTATTCTTAAATTCACTTGCCCAGCGTCATTTATCATTGACGATATTTCTGTTGTTTTAAAAGCTTCTTTTATTTGTGAATCAGTTAATCCAGGTGATCCGTTGTAGGATTTAGGTAAAAAACATGTTTGTGTAAAAGGAGATATTACAGAATACTCTCCATCCGAAAATTTATATCTATACGCAAACTTCACGAATTCCTCCTCTAACCTATTTTCGTTTGATTTAAAACTTAGTACAGCCGCGTTGGCAACTGTGATTGGCTTATTTAAAACCAAAGATGGGTGATTATACGTAACCACCAAAGTGTCATTAGCCACGCCCGCGCCAGTAACCACTTGACCTACAAAAATATCATAGTTAATAGTGCCTGATAAAGCTACGGCTGTTTGCGCAACAAGCGCTCCATTTACGGAAGCTGTTGTTGTTAGTTTTTGTATACCAGTTTGAGTGTCAACTGTTGGGTGTAACACCTGTGGCGGATTATAAGGATAATATTTAGCTACACTTATTTTGTCCTCGTTATCATAATAGCTTGGAGAATCAATTGCTTTTTGTATGTTTATTTTCCTTGGCTGGTTATTGTCATCTGTCCAAAACAATAAACCATCTATTATATTAACACCGGTTATTAATTTTGATGCAGAAAAGTTAAGAAAAGATCCTTTGACAATAGGCTGGGGATTTCCAGGAGGGTCAGGCATTGATGCACTAGTATTATAGTAATATATAGCGTCCTGGGCGTTAGCATCTCCTTTGAAAAAATAAAATATTCTATTGCTGCCATCTGCCAAAGATTCTGATTCCGCAATGTATCCAATAACAATTCCAGGGAATGTAATATTTCCAATCGCACTATTTCCTTTAATGTTTTGTACAACACCCACGTCAGAGCCTTCAGACTTTGTTATATGAATGTTTTGAGCATCTATGTATTCACCGTTAGGAATTAAACGCGCATCAAGATCTTTGTTCATTTTACCTTTGAGAAAGGTATTTTTGATTTCTGGCATGGAGTGTTATTTAATTGTTTTAGACTTACCTCTCATTACTTGCGTAATTTCTTCTAACTTAATATTTGATAATCTTAACTTAGCGTTTCGCATTGCTGCTCTTTTTTCTTTTCTAAATCTATTTATAATATATTCTGGCATATTGCTTTTAGACGATGCAACCGCGTGCGTTATATACTTATATAATGCATCTTCCGCTAGCTTGTGCACTTTAATTTCATCATCTGTGCCAATACCATCCGAAATATATTTAATTAGCACAATTCTATCAACCATGTCACTTGTAAAACTAATAACCCCCCTTGCTTCGTCAATTATAAAGCCACCATTTTTTGTGCTTGTTTCTGGATTTAAACCGAACCTAGTATCCATTAAGTCTTTCGGTTCATAAGATATTTCGGTTACATCACCTGTTATTTTTTTATTATCAAAATCTTTAAATTTAGCGTCTGTAACAGAAGTACCAACTAAAATATTATCTTCTTGATCATAAAGGTAGTTGTAGTTCTCATCTTGTAGGGGCGATTCTGAAGGTCTAGCTGAATATCTAATAGGGTAAATCAAACGTTCTATTCCATTATCATCAGACCAAGATAGTTTAACGTAATTTACGTAATCTTGAGGCATTGGTATTGAAAGAGTAAACCCAACTTCGACTTCTTGAATTTTTTCAACTCTTGATATATCGTAAGAAAATTCTTGTATACCTCTTTTTGTATGAAATAATATATCTGATTTTTTAACGTTGTTAATTATTTTATCATCTCCTACGAACCCAACCATATAATTGTTAACTATATCGTTCAGGGTGGTATATCTGTATTTTCCTAGAGATTTATTTTTTAATTCAACTAAAACAACATCGTTTACGTTTAAACCTGTAGTAAAAGTTAATAAACCCGTTAAAGAGTTATATGTGTAATTTGAACTAACTATTTCAATATCATTAACAGAAACAAGAAACTTTTCTGCATTTTTAGGTAATGGGTCTAATGAAAGAACAAAATTTTGTTGCCCTGCGGATGCAACTATAACCTGGCTGCCCTCGTAATATTGGTATGATGTTTCTTGTAATAATCCCATTTTATGTTAGTTTTCTAATTGTATTATTTTAGTTTCCTCTGAATTCGCAACTTGAATAACAGTAGGGTCTTTTATTATAACCCCCACGTAACTTAGTATTTTGATAGTTAAATCAACTTCGTCCGCGACGTGTAAGTCAAAATCCGCTGAAGCCGCTGCGTTAAAACCATAAGATCCATTTGATCCATTCACTGTATAACCCCAATAAGGGTCAGTTGGTGATTTTATATAATCTAATGTAACGTTTGAATTTATTAATGAAGTTGGACTAACTTTTATTCCAAAAGAATCTCTGTAATAAACAGGATATATCTCAGAAGGTGTTGTAAGTTTAGAAGAGTTTACGTATGTGTATTCGGATTTATTTAATTCCTCAAGATTAATAGACCTGCTAGATCTTGATAATAAAATTATTCTATACAAATCCGTAGGTAATAAAACTGAGCCGTATACATTAAGATCAGTTGCTTCTATCGGAAAAGTGTATGGGTTATTAGATCCTGTTATGGACGCTTGTGGAATTGTTATTACATCTCCAACAGCATATCCGGAACCGCCAGCTACTGTAGTTATACTATCCCAGTTTCCTCCGGAAGAGTATACAGTCACAGTTAATCCAGATCCAGAACCACCAGTTGTTGCAACATTGCTATACGTACCTGCTGTAATTTGAGTTGGAACGCTCACACCTACTATAGATGATCTTACTCTTACATTAATGCCTGGTCTAATTGAATTTATTCCAGGGATTAGCAATTCAGTTTCTTTTGAAAAAATATCGATTTTTTCTTTTATATTCTTGGGAATATTTGCATAGCCATTATTTGTTATATTAGCCTTTTCTTTATTCACAGCTTTATTATAATCAAAAAATGCTCTTTCTAAAAGATCGAGCTGTACTTCTCTACCGATTCTATTAAATTGATCCGGTGTTAAAAACCCTCTACCCTCTTTATTCATTATTGAAAGCACGGTTCTGTATACTTTATTTACTGATATTGCCATTTATAATTATTTATATAATGATTAAGCCGCTTATTTGCGGCTCAACCACTATAAGCATTTTATTTTAACTTTTTTTCAATAGTTTGAAATACTTCAATACCTTCATCGGTTTTGAAATATACTGCTAAAGCCGAATATGGATTTTCATCAAATGGTACAGTTATAAGTTTTCTGTCGTTTGATGCCCATTTAAAAGTTCTTTGGTCGTTTGATAAAACTATAATACCATTTTCAACGGCTTTTATACCGATGTTTCTAATATTTATATTTTCATCTGTTGCTAACTCTAAGAACAATTCCGGATTGCTTCTAGCAAATAATAGTAAATCTCTTTTAAGCTCCTTAGAAGTCATCGTAGACACCTTATCGCCTAGTTCTGTCCTTAATATTGCTTCTGCGTGATCTACATCGATGCTTTGAGCTGTTGTCAAAGCTTTAATTTCATTTTCGAGAACATCTAAATCATCCTCTGCAATTTGCACTGGATTGTATTCTACAAATCTAGATCCTAAATCAGGATGCATAGATAGAAATTGTTGTAATATTACTTTTTCTTTTGGAACATATAAATTCCCATCTCTAAAAATAATATGTGATAATCTTTGTGGGCCTTTCATCTCGTCTACAAATACTGTTTTTTGATTTTCACAGTATTTAATTTCTCTTTCGTAGCCTAATTCTTGGTCAAACCATAATATACCTCTAGATTTTAGCATAAAAACTATTGGTGTTTCATTAATAGATAATTCGTATATTCTATCTTTAATTTCCCATTTTGGTTTAACGGCAGTTTGTTTTTCTTTAATTTTTGACATGATATAATATAATATAATTAATAAAAGTAATAATTACCCCCATTAGTACAATGAGGGTAACCATCACATTAAAATTTATGAGTCAAATCTCATAAAGTTGTTTGCAGCTTGAACTACTAAACATCTTTCTGAAAGATAGTGAATCTCCATTTTGTCATCACCGATTGTAGATGCTCCACCTACTGAACCAGTAACCCAAGATTTTAATTTTCTATCATCAGCTTGAGAAGCTCTGTAACGTACGTGTAAGAACGGTCTTCTTACATTACTTCCTAAGTTTTGATCATATACTGAAGATGTTCCAGCAGGAATTAAAAGTCCTTTTAAAGATCCAACAGAACCTCTTGTAGATTTATCGTTAAGATATTTCCAGTCAGTTTTGTAAAAATCGTAAGAACCTCTTCTAAATCCTGTGAAACCAAGGTTTAATGCCATATCTTCAGAGTTGTTAAATACCCCGTAAGCAGTACCACCTTGTGCTCCAGATGAAAGTCCAGCCAATAAGTCGTCTATATAAAGATTTGCATCTCTATCTAAGAACATCATATTTTCTTCTATAGCCCCTTGTTTGTCTAATTCTTTTAATAATAAGTCAAATTCAGGTAGCTTGTCAGCAGCTGCCGTAACAGAATCAAATTGATTTGTTGCTACAATACCTCTAGATCCGATAGCAGCTAATAAACCTTCAGAACCTTCAGGGATATCAGAATCAGCAGTTGAATCAGATTTTTCAGATTCAATTGCAATCATTTCTAAATAGTCGTCAAATCTTGCTTTTGTATCAGCAGAAGATTTTAAGTACCATAAGTATCCAGACTCTCCGCCTTCACCACTTACTTGAACCCACCCAATTTGAGCAGTGTCAGATCCGTTGATTTCAAAGTGATCTTTGATAATCATTGGTTTGTTAGTGAAAGTTTTGAAACCAGGTTCAACAGATTCAGTCATACTAGCAGTTCCTTTTTTAAATTCAGAACCGTATACAAAGAATTTGATTACTTGGTTGTCTGTAACCGCGATTCCCGCTAGGTCATCAACGTTTTCAGCACCGTAAGGCTTAATTGTTAAAGCGTTGTTAGCTGTTTCAACACCAACTTTAACGAAAGCTTTAAATACAATGCTGTTTACCTCACACACTAATGTTGCTCCTTTTCTTATTGCATGCGTTTCAGTAGCTCCAGAGTCAATACCAGTAATAGTGTCGATTGCACCTGTAACAGGATTAATCTGACCGTTGTAAGATAAGTGTAGTCTACCTTGCTCAGACCAAATAACTTGATCAGAAGACATAGGCATTTCTGCACTAATTTGTGAAAGGAATCCAGAAATAGTTCTGTTCCCGTATCTCTGTACTTCACTTTCGTAAAGCTCAGGTAGATATTGTTTAGCCCATCCGTCGTTTTGGATGTCTAAGTAACTCCCCAGTGTAGTCATCTTCGATGCCGAAGGAGTTAAAATGCTGCCAGCCAACGGGCCAGCAAATGATGCGTTTGTTGCCATTTTTTAAAATAGTTTTTAATTAATAATTCTTAAGTTTAAATTTTAGCTTAGAATTATCATCCCCAGAAATGGCTTTTACTTTTAATCCACCGGCCTCAACATATCCGCTAGAAGTTTTTCTAGGATTCATGTTAATGTTTTTAGCTTCTGCACCCATTTGTTTGATTGCGTCCGCTTTACCTTGTTCATAAAAATGGTTAGCTATTTTGTCAGGATTAGAAGCGGCAAATAAAGCCTTATGGTAACCCCCGGCGTCCTGTAACATTTTATTGTCACCAACATATTTATTGAAAACATTCAATAAATCACCTTGAGTTTCTTTTACTTTATTGACATCTTTAACATTAAACCTGTATTTCTTGTCCCCTACATTGAAATTAAAACCTTTAAATTCATTGTTAAAAACTTTACCAGTTTCTTGTTCAAAATGTTTTGTTTGCTGCTGTAATAATTCTTCAGCTGATTGTTGCTCTTTATTGTATCTGTCAAAAAATTCAATAGCTTTTTGCTGTTCAGGAGCTAATTTGGAACCCAACTTGACTTCCTTATAGTATTTATCCTTAGTTTCATTTAAAAACTTATTGGCATTTGCGACTTCCTCTTTTAAAGCAAGTTTTTTTCTTTTAATATCTCTTTCCTCATCAATTTCTGCGTCAAATGAAAATTGATCGTCTAATAAAAACGACACTTCATCATAACTTAAATGAGGCTTAGTTTGTTTATAGTATTCTCTTAATAATGTATTTTCATCTACATTTGAATAGTCAGCACTAAGTCTAACGTAATCTTCAAGAGTTCCACCAGTTTCTTCCATAAATTTTACCAGTTCTTGTATATTTTCTGGTAAATTTACTTCTGGTTCTTGTGTTTTTTCTTCCTGTAGTACTTCTTCAGATTCCGGTGTGGCGTCGGGAGCTTCAACGCTTCCATCCACTCCTTCCTCTTCAGTATTATTTTTTTCATCTTCAATAATTTCTTCGAGTACTGGTTCTTCTTTTTGTTCTTCTTGTACAGGTTCTTCAACCTTTTCTTCAACAGCCTCAGTAGGTTGTTCTTCTTGAACAGCTTCTGCTTCTGGTTTTTTTCCTAAATCCACAGTGTAATCGCCATCTTCATTAGTTGATAGCTTTTGCACATCTGCTTCTTTTTCAGCAATAGACTTTTCTTCAACGTCTAAAGCTTCTACTTTGATGTTTTCTGACATAATAAAATATAATTGTTAAATATTATCTTGGATCAAATTGCTCTAACCCAAATCCCCCTAAATTATCAAACCCAGCGGATTCAAAGTTTTTGGGAGGTTTTCCAGATTTTCTCTGGTCTATAAGTTCACTTTGTTGTGAAGCTTGTATTTTTGTTCTTTTATCTTTACGATCTTCTTTGTATTCTTCTTTTTTATTAATCACCTGGTTATCCTGCTCCTTAAGCCTCATGTTCAGGTCAAACTCAAACTGCATCAATTCCTTTTTTATAGCCGCTTCTCTTTCAAGCTTTGCAATGTCAAGTTGTGATTGTGCTTGTGCAATTTGTACTTTGCTTTCTGCAATACCTTGCTGTTTCTGTATTTCTGCGGCGGCTCCCGCTTGAGCCGACTGAGCGTTAGCTTGCGATTGTGCTTGGATGTTTTCTTGTTGTATTTGCCTGTCTCTGTCAAATTTCTTTTTCCTTCTTAGTTTTAATAACTGATTAGCTAACTTTAAGTTTTTTATTTCTCTGACATCAATAGCATCTTCTAATTCAATTTGCTTTTGATTCATTGCCATTTGAATATTATTTTCTAGCAATTGCTTTTCCTCTTCATCTGGAGCTAAGTTTAAGAATATACCAAAATCATGTATGTGTAAATTTTTAATCTCCTCTAGAGTATTTACATTAAACTTACCTAAAGATTGTATAAAAGAATTTTTAGTGTTTGAATATTCTAACACATCTGATATTCTAAGTGATATTGATTCTGCTGTTTTTAATGTTACATATAATCCAGCTTGCAATATATGTCTTGTTGCTGTATTTGAATTTGCAGCAGCAAGTTTTTGTAAGCCTACCAAAGCATTTTTATCTGGAGTACCACCATCTCTCGCTTCATTCAACCCCGTTACATCTCTTATCATTTGTAGATAATAGTTATAAGATTGAATTAAACTTTGTATCTTTTGTCCACCAGCACCAGTTCTTAATTCTTGTATAGGTATTTTACCGTTATTGAAATCACCATCCTGTGTCATAGATCTACCTATAACAGAACCAGTTTGGAAGTACATGTTTAAAGCTTCTTGTGGATTGTAATTAGTTCCATTACCCAAATCAACCTCAGCTAATCCATCAGCATCTAGGTAGACCCCATCAGGAACCATTCTTGATAACACCTGTTGTAATTTCAAATGTGTTATTTGTATCATATCTGCAAAAGAAGTCATTCTACTGACTAAAGATTCCGTTTTACCCTTATACATTCTAGGTGCCACAATGCTGTAGCTCATTTGAACCTTAGTTATATCTGCTTTAGGACGAGTCATATTTTCAGACTTTTTCCATTTCAACAGTTTTTCATGCCCAACAATCTTCGCCCCTTCATATAAACACTCAATTGATCTGTTTACTTTCTGAAATCTTGTTCTTGTATCTTTTGGTGGATTAAATTTATCATCTTTCTTTATAGCTTTATCTCCACCGGAAATTGTTTCTTTTACCTTATATACTTGATTTTCATACGTTTTGTATTCAAAATACAATACATATACAAAGTTTTTATCTCCCCTGTCAGTATTGTGGTAGTTATATAATAATGAACTATTGCCTTTACCTTGTATTTCCTCAATATCTTCCTCTGTTAATTCTGGGTATTGCTTTTTTAATTCGGCTATAGTTATTCTTCTAACTTCCCCTACATAATAAATGTCATCAAAATACGGTGAATCCGTATAAGAATAAACAATATCAACAGGATCTACATAATCTAATTTTATACCTTCAGCTGTATTAAAGCTATTTTTTATACAACCAATACCAAGTACTGCAATATCATAATCTAACCTTTTCTTTAATAGATCGTATTTATTTAAATTAAATACATTAGATATAGCCTCTTCTTGAGCAATCTCAACCGCTTGCTTATAGTCAAGCTGCATGTGTACAGATAGTTCCT